TCTTGTATACCCTTCCTTTCATTGTGTTACAGTTCAATCGGCTCCCGCCGTATGCTGGTCATAATCACGTCCAGCCGTCCCATCGTGGTCTTGAAGAATCCGTAATGCGTCTTCAGTCCCACCACATCCTGCGCCATCGCGCACCGTTCCATGTCCCGGCATATCCCGGCCAGCACGCCCAGCGTGTCCCGCTGCATTTCCTCCGGCGTCTGCGGCGTCGGATGCGTCACAACTCATCATCCCCCTTTCCCATCCTCAGCACCTTCGCGATCACCGCGAACAGCACCCCGAACACCGGCAGCGCCACCGCCAGCACCAGCGCCATTCCGACCACCCAGGCCCCAACGCCCGCGCCCTTCAGCATCATCGACCAAACCTCGCTCATACCATGTCCCCCTTGTCGTTGATAACAACGCATCCACCGTAGCTCTTCCCGTCCAGCCACATCGCCACGCTCCGCGCCGCCGCCAGCACTCTGAACGCCATCGCGCCCTCCGGGTCCTCGGTCCAGCGCGTCACCGCAACGTCGCAGCCCTTCACGGGCTTTTTGAACGACGCCAGATACTGCCTTTGCACCGTGTCAAACACCCTGTACCCCAGCTTCTCCGGCATCGTTCATTCACCTCACATCCCCAGCGCCTCAAACAACTCCTGAAACGCCATCACGACCATCGCGTATCCCACCAACAGCGCCTCGCCGATCTTCCCCAACACCCCAGGCTCGTACAGGCTCTCCCCATATCGAACCTCTGCGGTGTAGGCCAGTCCCGCGTAATCCACCGGCACCGGATGCAATTCCCTGCGCAGTTCCTCCGCGATCCTCTGCCGATCGATCTCCGCGCTGACAACTTTGGCTTCCTCGCGGCCCAGCGGCTTCGCCATCGGCAGGCGGACCGCCAGAATCCCGTTGGCCAGCGCCGTCGAAATATCTTTATCCCCCGCTGTCAGCAGCAGCATCGCGGTCCCGCGCCTGATCTCGGCCATTTTGAACACCTCACATCTACTTCGCCGCCAGCAGCGGATGCTTGTTTGTCCCCAGCATGTGAATCTCCACGCTGGCCCCGGCCATCGCCGCCTGAAGCGTGCGCATCCTGTCGTTCACCCGGTTGTGGTTCTCCCGCGCCACTGGTGACATATCCTTCACCGGCGCGTGGTCCATGATCTTCAGTCCCCGGTCAATGCGTTTCGCGCCTTGCCGCATCTGCCGCACGCCCTCGCCGGTGTAATCGTCCGGCGGGCACACCTTGTAGCCGATGCCGCGCACGTTCACGATCATGTGCCCCGTCGCAATCAGCCGCTTCCTCGCAGCCTGCAAAATGTCGTTGTACGCCCGGTCGCCGTAACTCTTCTGGATAATGTGGCCGATGTCCCGAAAACTCATCACCGTGCCGTATTCCATCTCCTCCACTGCCGTCACCAGGGCGTCAATCGCTTCTTTCCTCTGCATGTAAATCCTCCTTGTCCTCGTTGTTCAAATCCGCACCCTACCTAACCATGCCCAGCATTACCACACCATAGCGTCCGCACCAAACCACGCCACACCAGACCGTACCTTGGCCCACCGTGCCCCGCCATGCCTCGCCATAGAATCCAAACCGGACCCGACCGCGCCAGACCATATCAAACCTTGCCTAACCGCGCCTTGCCAAACCTCAAAAGCCATACCCTACCTCGCCTTACCATACCTCGCCTGACCTCGCCATAGCTGACCTAACCTCGGCTCACCCAGCCACATAAGCCACACCGAACCTTACCCCGCCATTCCTGACCTTTCCCAGCCACATAAGCCATACCTGACCGTACCCAACATTACCTTACCGAACCCAGCCTAACCCCTCCACAGAATCCAAACCGAACCATACCTTGCCCAGCCTCACCAAACCGCAGATTCCTTACCTCGTGCCTCAGTCCATCGGCACCTCGTCGATCCGGGCGGCAAACCGTCCATAGCCCAACGAACGCGCCTCGCACAGCCCGACGTACTGTCCGGCGTTCTCAAACGCCCGCGCAATCGTCTCGACGTCGATGTGCTCGTTGTCAAAGATGATGTCGAACGCGCAGCGCCACACGTCGAACCTCGGCCTCGTGCGGATTACCCTGGCCCGCATCACGGCCACGCTGCGCACGTCGTAATACTTCATGTCGTGGCGCATCTTCTCCAGGTCGAAGGGCACCCCGATGTCCAGCGGAGCCACCGCCCCGGCGAACTGGACGTACCGCTCGATGTCCTTGCCCGCCTTGAACAGCTTCGCGCCGTTGACCAGCGTCTTTTGCAGGCACTCTACCGGGATGTGCAGCCCGTTGGCCTCGTCGTAGTACAGCCCGGCCTCCCATTCCAACTCGGAAATCTTCTGAAGGTCGTCCTCGGTCTTCTTGCGCTTGCTGGTGAACTTCTTCAGCTCCAGCGCCAGCGGGTGCAGCGGGTTGACGGTTCGCGGGGAGTGCATCATCAAAGTGTTGACGCCGTTCAAAACAATGTGCAATTTCTTCATCGTAAAATCCTCCATTCATAAATTCGTATGTCCTTGTGTTCTCGTTGTCGTCGGTCCTGCTTGCCTTGCCTGTTACCCTTACCTCAAAAGCCTAACCATACCTCACCGGACCACACCTTACCTAATCTCACCATACCAAGCCGAACCACTCCGCACCGCAGAATCCTCACCAGACCTCACCCGACCCCACCGGACCTTACCAGACCAAACCTCGCCTCACCAGACCTAACCAGACCACAGAATCCCTAAATCATCCTCGCGTTCCTGTACCGCCAGTTCCGAGACTTGTCCCGCCGGATGTTCACCACGAACTCGCCTGCCATCTCGAAAATCCTGCTTGCCACAGCCTCGTCCATCTCGGCCAGCTCCCCGATGTGCCACTCGCTGGATATGATCGTCGGCAGTCGGTTCAAATACCTTGCGTTCAACAGGTCGAAGCTCAGCCGCATGTCCGCGGCGCTCGCGCCCTCCTCGTTGCCCTTCCGGTCGCGATTCGGCTTCAAAAAATCGTCCAACAGTAGCACCTGCGCCCGCTGATACCGCTTCATCTGCCGGTCATAGGCTTCATCGTCCATCACGCACGCCTTCAGCGCCTGGGCCATCTGCGGCCAAACCGAGTAGCACACATCCAACTCCCGGATCAGCTTCCCGACGATGGCCGTCGCCAGGTGGGTCTTGCCCGCGCCGGGATTGCCGCCGAAGAACATCCATTTCCCATCCTTCGCGCCCTGCTCCGCGTACTTCTGCGCAGTCTCCAGCATGGCCCGCTGCCACGGTTCAATCGCTTGGAAGTTCTCGAAGGTGTACCGCTTCACGGAATCCGCAAGCCCCGATTCCCGCAGCCGCTTCACCGCAGCCCGCTGGGTGTTGCACCCGCAGGCCATCACGCCCAGCGAAGCGCCCTGCCCCGGAAAGTATTTCACGCCGTACACCAGCCCCCGGTTCAGACACTTCGGACAATCCACGCCGTCCCCCGGCACCGTCTCACCCTGCGCGTTGACGTGCGCCACGTTCAGCACGCCCGGCTTGCGGTTCATGGCCTCGGCCTCCGCCGCCACCCGCTTGAACTCCGCTGCGAACCGTTCCTCCGGCACGATGTCCCGCCAGTCGCCCATGCTCTCAACCTCCGTCAAATCATCCTGTCGTTGGCTCCCAGCGGCACGTAGTTATCACTGGTCGTCCGGTCAAACCCCGGCCCGCTGCCACCGCTGCCCTTGCGCTTCTTCCTGTGCCGCTCGTCGCAGGCTGCCGCATCCGCAACGTTCCTGACCCCACCGGCCACATAGTCGTTCAGTATCGACTTCACATACGCCCACTTGCGGACCCCCTGGTCCAGCGCGTTGTCGATGGCGTGCCGCACGATGTCCTCCGACAGGTCGTCCACAAACCCGTTCAACTCCTCCATCGCCCTGGGCGACATCACCGTCAACTGGTTCGCCGCGTAAGCCTGAATGGTGTCGGTGCTCAACCTCTGCTCACCTACCCCGAACGGGTTGACCTCCTCGCACGCGCCCGCGCTTTCTTCTTCTGCTTCTTCAAACATCCCATTTGGGTTACTGAGATGATCGTCTGTATTTGTGGGATTAAGGATTGTATTATGTGTATATGTATATGTCGTCGCGTTTTTTGAACGACCTCGTTCAAAATCTTCAACGTCGTTGTCGCAATTTTCAAACGACGACTGTTCTGTTTCAGAACGCTCGACTGTCTGATTTTCTGAATCTCGACGGTTACAGCGTTTCTCGCTCTCAACGGCGCATTCAGAGATGACGGCATATCCCTTCTCGGTGATCGCGTACCACGGCGTATGCACCCACTTGTCAGTGTTGTAATCGCCCTTCACGATCAGTCCATCGTTCAGCATCTTCTTCAGTGCGCCGTATATCTGGCTCCTGCTCATATACGGGTACTGAACCTGGAATGCGTTCGCGCTGTTATAGGTCCAGCACAGCCCGTCGTGCATGTGCTTCCCGTTGGCCCGGTTCTTCGCCGTCCAATACGCAAAGTCATGGATGAGCACCGCGGCGACCATGCCGTACCTCTGAGCAAAAATCGGATTGAAGGAATGGTCCATGATTTACTCCTTTCGCCGGTTCCTTATCCGGCCTTTGCCACAGCCTTGCATTCCGCGGCAGACACCAGTATCTCGTGCGCCACCCGGCGCTGCTCCTCAACGATCCTCCGCTCCTGTTCGCTGCCCCTCGGGGCCATGTAATCATCGTGGATTACGACCGTCGCGCCGCTGGGCGACTTCCCTTCCCATACGATCATGGTGCCCTCCTTAACCAGTTCAGCCCGCTAAACTTCACGGGGCAAAAAAAGCTCACCCACGGTGACGCCCAGCGCATCCGCTATCTTCAGCAGCGTCTTGGAAGTCGTGACCTCGTTGTCTCCGGTTTCCAACTTCCAAATCGTCGCCCGCGTGATGCCCGATTTCTCGCACAATTCGGCCTGCGACATGCCTATGCTCTCCCGTATTTCACGGATTCTGTAGCCCACTTTTTTCACCTCGCTCTCGTTCAATCGGCTAAACCCAGTTTAGCACACTTTACGGCATAAGTCAAGCCCACTAAACCATTTTTTTGTTACAAATCTATTACGTTTTTCAATTGACAAAGCCTGCTAAACGATGTATAATATACTAAACATTAGTTGATAGGAGTGTTGACCGTGACGATAGGCGAAATCATCAAAAAATACTGCTTTGAACATGGTATGTCCTATCAGCAATTTGCACAGGCCAGTAAAGTCAGCAAAGGCTATATTTCCATGCTGATAAACGGTCGCAACCCAAGGACAGGAAAGCCCATGAAACCAACCATCGAAACCTACATCAACATTGCGGAAGCAATGGACATGACGGTTGACCAATTGTTTGAGATCATGGACGATGCGCCAGTTTACTTTTTCAAATCGAAGGCCAACATCCCTGTCCAACCCTATCGCGGCGGACTTGCTGACCGACTTGCCGCTCTTGCGTTGGAAGAATCAAAACTACCCGCAAACGTCCGACCCATTTCTGCCCTCCACCACCAGCGCGTTCCAATGATCGGCGAAGTGGCCGCGGGAGAACCCATCTACGCACCTGAGGATATCGGTGTATACGTCGATGCCCCTGTCAAGTGCGACGCGGCCATCACTATCAAGGGCGACAGCATGGTTCCGAACTACCTTGACGGCGATGTGGTCTATATCAAATGCGTTCCAGACGTACATGAAGGCGCTGTGGCCGTAGTGTTCCTCGACGATGAAGCGACGCTCAAACACGTCTACAAGCGGCAAACCGGTCTCACACTCATATCAGATAATCCGTCACACCCGCCGATCATGGCAGAGTTCGACGATTACAACAACGTCCGCATATTCGGTGTACCCGTTGGCTTTACCAGAATGTTCGCGCCGGAGCCGATGGCAAAATTAAAAAAAGGCTTCAACTAAAAAAAGTGGCCGCTTTCCCGGCCACAAAAAAAGAGAACCCCGGCGCGACTGCCGCCTTTTCAGGCTGGTGTATACACCCTCGCGTTCCCCGGCGATCCTCTCACACCAGCTATGCGCCATTCTGCGCTTCACCGGTTCACCGTCATTATACCACACCACGGAAATGACTGTCAACCCACACCCTGCCGCCCTGAAGGACTAACTGCGTGTCGCAAGCATCACCGAGAAGCCCAAAACGGCGCTGTCTACTGTCCGTTTTGCGGCCTCCCGTTAAACCCTAAGAGGAATACGCCCAGCCCCGCGCCCGCCCAAACAACATAAGTACATCGTTAAATGCTGCAAAGAACGAGGTATCAGAACAAGATGAACGCCTATGCCATCTATCTGCGCAAGTCCCGCGCCGACATGGACGCGGAAGCACGGGGCGAAGGGGAAACCCTCGCAAAGCACCGCAAGGCGCTGACAGAATACGCCCGTCAGCGCGGCTTGCTCGTCGTGCGCGAATATGCGGAAATCGTTTCAGGCGACAGCATCAGCGCCCGTCCGCAGATGCAGGCGCTGTTGGAGGATGTCAAGCGCGGCCTGTACGCCGGAGTAATCGTAAACGACGTTGACCGCCTGGGGCGCGGTGACAGCATCGACCAGGAAATCATCAAACTGACCTTCGCCGCTTCCCATACCCTCATTATTACGCCCTACAGCGACATAGACCCGACCAGCATACAGGACGGCGATATGCTGGACTTCCGCATGTTCTTCGCCCGCACCGAATACAAGATGATTACCCGGCGCATGACGCATGGCCGCGCCCGAAGCGCAGCGTCGGGAAACTGGGTCAGCGGCCTTGCGCCCTATGGATACAAGATCGCCAAACATGATGGGAAAATCCGCCTTGAACCCGACCCGGAAACTGCGCCGATTGTCAAGATGATATTCGCATGGTACGCCAACGCAGAGGCAGGCTATCAGTTGATCGCCAAGCGCCTGAATGAGATGGGCATAAAGTCCAGCCGCAACAGGGGCTTTTCCCCGCACGTCATCCATCGCATGCTTGAAAATCCGGCTTACATAGGGCGCACAGAGTACGGTCAGCACGCCACGGTGGAAACCATCGAAGGCGGCCAGCGCGTAAAGAAGTACGTCAAGTCAAAGCCACAAATCGTCCTGGAGGACACACACCCGGCCATTGTAACGCCGGAAATATGGAAGGCTGTTCGGGACCGCGCCGAACTGGCCAGACACAGGTCGCCAATCAATACAAACAAAGTCAGCGCAAATCCGCTGGCCGGTTTGGTCATCTGCTCCGAGTGCGGAAGTGTTATGCAAATGACGCGCAGCGCAAAGCGTATGATTTCATGCCTCAATACCCAATGCCCTACGTGCTCCATCAGCATTGAGACATTGGAGGGCATTATTTTGGACACCTTGCGCTCATGGTGTGAAAAATACGAAACGCCGCAAACGCCATCCAATGACAAAGCAGACGAAATCGCCGCGCTCAAAAAGCAGCTCGACGGAATCACAGCGCAAATCACCCGCGCACAGGAGCTTGTCGAAATGGACGTGTATTCCCCAGCCGAATACATGGCCCGCAAAGAAGCTCTACAATCCCGTAGGGAAGCGCTCAAAATCCAGATCGCGGAATTGTCGCACAAAACCCCGGAAGAAGCAAGAGAGGCAATCCTGCCCGACGTAGAGCGCGTTATAGACGCATACCCATACGCACAAACCGCCGAACAAAAGAATCGCCTGTTGAAATCCATTATCCATCACATCACATACCATAAAACACAACGCGCCTGGCGCGGGCAAAACCCCGCCCAACATTTGCGCCTTGATGTATTCCCTCTAATTAGGGATAGCATATAACTATGCATTCATACTTAATTATATGCTATAACTAAAAAACCCTGCCATTTCTGACAGGGTTTCACTTTATATCAATTTATGTCAGGTGGTTCCTGCTTGTTGTACTGCGCCGTGGAGATGCTCAACAGAGTACCCAGCAGGGTACACACAATCGCGCTGCACTTGGCAACCTCATCCGCATAAGGCCAACCAAGTACGCCAGAAAATCCGACATACGCCGTCGCCAACGCAGGAATCGCCACGATCACGCAATACTTCAACACATCATACAGTTTGTTGCTCAGAAGAAACATGCTCATACCTCCTCACTTCTCAATCAAATACTTCTGAATCTCCTCATACGACTGCTTCAGCCCGTCTGTAGAGTTACCGTCGATCTCATGGTGGAGCATCGCCATCAGCGCCCGCATCTGTATACGATTCGCCTCCTCCAAATCGTTCAGCCGTTCATGGTCGCGGGCCAATCGTTCCTCGTGCTTCTTCACTGTTTCCTCCAGCGTGTTCACCGGCGCGTCCTTCCTCTTCTTCTCTTCGCGGGCTGTCTTGATGGCTGACATGATGGTGTTGTACGCGCCGATCAACACCAA